TCGCAAAATTTCAGACTTTCTGAAATTAATATCTCCCGGTTTGCATAATAACAACTAATAACTTATAATACAGTTAGAGGACAATCATTATATTATTTTGCCGGGCTGGTTTTAGCTCCTTCCCCGGCCCGGTTATTTTCTTTCTTTTTGTAAGTACGTAGTACTTATTTTTCTTTCTTTTGATTTACTTAGTTCAAGTTATTAATTTAATTAGTTATATTTAATTAGTTATTAATTATTAATTATTATTATATTATTAGCTTTATATAGCTTTATATTACTTTTAAGTAGGTGTTATATATGCCACCATTAAAATATACTGCTGAAGAACTTAAAGAAAAAGTCAAAGAATACTTTGATATGAAAGAAAAAGAAAGACAAGACAAAGATAGTGATCTAGTTTATATGTCTATATCTGATATTTGTAGTTTTTTAAATATTACTTCTCGTACTTGGCGTAATTATAGAGAAAAAGACGACTATTTTCCGCCTATTAAAAGAGCAGAGGAAATTATCAAAAATGAATGGATGAAAAACCTGTTTTATCCCGGCAGGAACGCCACAGGAGCGATATTTTACGCGAAGAATACTTGGGGTTGGTCGGACAAACAAGAAGTAGAGCATACCGGCCAGATTGAGCATTCTCACAGCCCCAAATTAGAAAGTTTGGGAGACGATCAGCTGGAGGCTCTAGCTTCTGCCTTTTCAGAAGATGATGAGGACGGCGTGATTGACGTAACGCCGGAAGATTAACGCAACATAATACTTCAATGAGTTGCATTCAGGGGTAATATTTCGGGAAATCCACCTTTTGCGCAACTTTTCCGGTATATCGAGGGAAGGGGGTGTCGGCCGCCCGGCCATACCATAATATATATACCCATTCTCTCACCACAAATTAAACTAAAACCCAATTTGGAATAATATATATACTAATTTCCTATTAAAAGGGCCTATAATCAATTTTAAGCTATACTTACATACTGGATGATATATAATACTAATTAACTATACAAAACGAAATATAGTACAATTCTGCTCTATATGAGCCGAATTTGAGACAAACTATTTCTCAAATATGCAATTTTTCTATAAAAAGGGCTTACTAACATTAGTACTACTTTTAATCGTTCCGTTTCACTTCGCTTCACTTCGCTTCACTTCGTTCCACTCTGAAAGGTATTTTTTTCAACCTGTAAAAGACCTATTGAGCCAGTTAATATAGCTTTCCAAAGTATAAAATTATTTTTATATCTATTTTACAGTGTAAATTTGATATAGAAAGGACTGATATATTATGCCACCAGATATAGAGCAATTAAAAGAGGAATTAGGCGATATTAAGAAGTGGCAAGTTGAATTTGAGTTATATCGCCGTAAAAAAGATAAATTTATTAATGATTTAGTATGTATTGAGGATAAAGACTCCAAAGGTGGCGTAATAGACTTTGATTTATGGCCGGCACAGGAAAAAGCACTTGATAAAATGATTAATAATCGTCGAGTAATATTCCTTAAAGCACGGCAATTAGGATTAACCTGGTTAGCATTAGCTGGAGAAGGGGCACACAGACTTGTATTTAATCCTGGTAAAAGTGTTTCTTCTATCAGTACTACAGAAGATGATACCAAAGAGTTAGTTCGCCGTTTAGGCTTTATATTAAGGCATTTGCCGAATTGGCTAATAGTTGATGATGATGGAGAACCAGACGAAAAAAAGGAAAACAAAACAGGAATAACTTATACACAGTATTCTAAAAGAATTGAGATACATCATCCTGACGGTGAGGATAGCATTTTCAAGGGTTATACATCTTCCCCGGCTGCTGCCCGTTCTTTTACAGATAATTGTGTTATTTTAGATGAATGGGCCTTTCACCCTCAGGCAGAGGAAATATGGAGAGCTGCTTATCCTACAATTAACCGGCCAGACTCCGGTAAAATCGTTGGTATTTCCACCGGTGAGCGTAATACTTTTTTTCAAAAAAAGTGGAATAATGCAGAGTGGGAATATGGCGGTGAATCAGGTTCAGCAAAGAACACTTTTGTAGGTATTTTCCTACCCTGGGATGCTGATCCTCGCAGAGATGAAGAATGGTTAGAAGAAACTAAAGTCGAAATGGGAGAAGCTTTCCGTTCAGAATATCCTTCTACTCCTTCTGAAGCTTTTACAACTGGTTCTGGAGCCTTTTTCCCGGAATATAACTCTAAAATTCACTATTGTTTCGGCAAAGAATGGTATCCCCCGGCTCATTTTCGTATAATTGGGGCCTATGATGGGGGGTATAACCGGGCTTGTTTCAAGTGGTATGCCATTTCCAATGATGGTTGGATAGTATGTTACCGTGAATACTACCCAGAACAGAAAATTGACCCGGTTCAAGCCGAAGATATAAGAGAATTATCACGTGATCCAGACGGGGCTCCCGAACAGTTTGCCTATATTGTGGCTGACACCAGCTGTTGGGCTAAAAATCAAGAATCAGGCAAAACAACAATCGAAATAATGGAAGAACATGGTATAAAAGGCTGGAGACAGGCCGATAAACAGCGGATACCTGGCTGGAAAAGGTTACATGAGTATTTATCGCCGGTTAGAGATGAAGAAAACAATATAATCAAAGATAGGAACGGCCGGTCACTTGCCAAATTGCGTTATACAGACAGTTGTAGCAATACGAAACGACTATTTCCTTCTATGAAGTCAAATAAAACAAAACCTGATGATTTAGCTTCCGGCCAGGAGGACCATGTATTTGATTGTGATAGATATATGGTTATGAGTCGGCCGAAACCGGGAGCTAACAGGAAAAGCAGGCAAAGACAAAGACAGGAAAGAAAAAGAAAAACTAAACCTCGTTCCCGGGCTACAGGCTATTAATTTGACAATTTTATAAAAAAAGTTTATAATGAAAGTGAGGTTTATTCAAAATGAATAGTAATCGTGAATTAAATTTTGTTATCTGCCCGAATTGTCCGGCCAAACTTTTTAAAGTTGGTAAAATAACAGGTTCGATTGAAATAATTTGCCCTAAATGTGGTGCAGAAGTGAAAATAACTGGAAAAAAGGTTACAAAAGTTGATACGGAAGTATTAAGTTATAATTGAGTTAAATGGGGGAGAGCCGCCAGACGGCCAGTCCTTATAATAGCTTAATATAAGCGTGAGGTTCTAGAAACCCGATAATCAGGTTTAAATACCTGTTTGTCGGGCTTTTATTATTTTATAGGAGGTATTTATTATGCCAATGCCCGGAGAAGAAGCACAGCAAAGACAACCAAGACAACAACAAGCTCAACAGCAAAGACAACGGCAAAGAGCAGCTGGCCCCAGACAGCAACAAGGCCAGGGTAATCAAATGCAGCAGTTACACCAGGAATTTATGCAAATGGAACAGGCAGAGCTGGCTGAAGTTGCTATGCAGCTGGTACAGAGATTGCAGCAGTTAGAACAGCAATTACAACAAGGTGGACCCGGTGGAGGGTCTCCAAGAGGACAACAGACACAACAACCAGCTGGGGGTAAACAGCCAAGAGGGTAAGGTGATTTAGTTGATTTCACAATACACACCAGAAAACCGGGAAGCTAAAAAGAAGTCAAATGAATTAATTGATTTATTCAATTCTTTTGACGCATACAGGGCTCAATGGGAAGAACAGGCTATTGAAAATTATAAACTTCTCAAAGGCCATAAACCGGATTTAGGTGAAGATGACCCCCGGTCTAATCTACACATTCCCCGAACATACCAGATAGTTGATACAATACGGTCCAGATTGGTAAATGCTTTCTTTAAGCGCAGACCTTATATTGAATTTATGCCTTCTCCTTCTAAACAAAACCGTAATAATCTTAAAAAAGCAGAAGAAAAGGCCAAAGTTGCTTCTGCTTTAGTAGATGAACAATTAGATAAAAATAAAATAGTTGCCAAATATTATGACTATATAACACAATTATTAACTTTCCCGGCTGGAATACTGGCAGTAGGTTGGAAATATCAAGAAGAAGTAGTAAAACGAAAAGTACCTGTAAAAGAGATTGGTTTAAATAGTAATGGTTATCCTTTTTATACAGGTAATTATATTTATGAACCCCGGGAGAGCAACGAGGTAATCTGGGATGATAATGAAATAAAAAATATAGATTTCTTTGATTTTTGGCCTGATCCGAAGGCTACTAATCTTGACGATTGCCGGGGAGTATTTCAAAGGGAATTTATCACTTACAAAGATTTAAGGGATAGGTTAAACTTTCTGTCTTATCTTAATGAAGGTGAAGTTTATCCGGTTGATTTTGAAGAAATTATGGAAGAAGGCCCAGAAGAAGTTGGCCGTGAAAAGAGAATGTCAGAAGTTGGATTATCAACCAGTATGGCTAAAAAGTATTTTAATTCTGAGGACCAGGAACTTAAAGATAATACTAAATTTGAAGTACTTCATTACTGGGAAAATGACAGGCACGCTATGATAATTAATCGAGAACGTTGTATTTATGATGGCCCTTCACCTTACTGGAGACACAGGAAAATCCCTTTTGTAGTTGAAAGCTATGACCGTTTACCGAATGAGTTTTATGGAATGTCAGCTGTAGATATTATTGCTGATTTACAACATGAAGAAAATACTATCCATAATCAACGTAATGACAACATTAACATGATTATCAATAAAATGTGGAAAGTTCGCCGGGGAGCAGATATTGATGAGTCTGAATTAGTTTCTAAGCCACATGGGGTAATCCATGTTGACCGAATGGAAGATGTTCTGCCGTTTGAACAGGGAGAAGTTGCTGCTTCTTCCTTTGAACAGCAAACTATAGTTGCACAATCAGCTGAAAATGCAGTAGGAGCCACACCTATTATACAGGGAGCAGAATCCCGGGGAGAACAGACAGCAACTGAGAGCATGGAACAGGCCAATAATGCTGGTATGAGATTTAGTGTTAAGACCAGAGTTTTTAATTATACTGGAATAAAGCGATTAGCATACTTAATGGATATGAATAATCAGCAGTTTATTGACGGTCAGCGATTGGTAAGAATTTATCCGGAGGAAAGCGGAGAATGGCGTTATGCTAATCCTGGAATGTTAATTGGTGAATTTGATTACAGACCGGCTGGAGCTAATGTTGACCCAGCAGCTAACAAAGAAGTAAGACGTGAACAGTTATCTCAAATGATGCAATTCTTAATGGAAGCTGGAATACCGTTTGTAAATTATCATCAGTTGGTTAAAGAATGGCTGGAAAGTTTTGATATTGAAAATTCACAGAAGTTTATTGTCCCGGAGGAAGAATGGCAAAGACAACAGCAAATGCAACAAATGGCTGCTCAACAGCAGGCTAATGGAAATGGCAGACCAGGAAATCAGGTTGATAATGCTAATCAGGCAGACCAACAGGAGGCAGCTCAACAGGGCAGACAAAGAGGAAGAAGGCCACAGCAACCTCGTAACACACAGCAGAGGGCAGGAGGTTATGTGAGATAATGGACGGAGTTAAAGAAGTTTCTAATTTGTCTGAACACATTGGTTATCGTGATTTTCTTAAACCGTTCATTGAAAGTAATATTAACAAACTTGAAGGCGACTTACAACATGGAGACTTTGACAACATGGAGGAATTGAAGTCGACACAGGCAGCATTAAGGGCTTATAAGAATGTTAAGGCTTATGTTGACAAAAGGATAGATGAAAAATTAAAGGAGGCCAACAATGGCTAGGAATTTTGATGGTAAAGGTTTTAAAGTGGGCCCGGAAGCAAATCAGCAAGCCGGACAACCCACCAATCAGGCTAATGGAAATCAAACGCAGGCACAAACAGGACAGCAGGGTAATCAGGCGACAGCTCGTAAATTGAACCAACAGCAGAATCAACAAAGGCAATCTAATAAACAACCAATAAAAAATCCTTTGGATAGGTCCTCTCAACAGTTAAACCGTAATGAGATGGGCAAAAAGTTAAATGTAAGAACTCAAAATAATAACCATCAGAATAGTCAACAGCAAACTCAACAACAGAATCAACAGCAGGCACAGCAAAATAATCAACAAAATCAACAACCTCAACCAGACTCCGAACCGGAGATAGATCAAAATGCCGATAGAGAAGAAAAAGTTAAGTATATCAGACGTAAATTTGACTCTCCGGAGGAACTGGAAAACTCTATAGAAGAACTGGAAAACAAACTGGGAATTAATGAAGATGTTCAGCTTAATTCTGATGAAGGAGTAATTGATTATTATATTCAGCTGGAAAAACAGATGGGGCAAATTGGAAATCAGGCTGGCAATGTAGATCAAACTGTTCAGCAGGTAGAGCAGTTAAAGAATAATAATAATCGCTTGAGACAACAGCTGCAATTTTATCGGCAACAGTTAAATAATTTCAGGAATAATCAACAACAAAATAACCAGCCCAGGAATCAACAGGAGCAGTTTACTTCTAATAACAAGAATCAGCAGCAAGCACAACAGAAAAATCAGGAGATTAATTTAGATGATATTAATATAGACTGGGATAACATTGATCCGGGAAATATTGACAGTAAGCAATTTAGAAAAGAGTTATATTCTGATGGACCAATGTCTGATAGCTTTAAAAAGGCAGTTGGCAATATTGCTTCTCAAATAACTAAACAGCAAATGAATCAATTAATGCAATATATGCAGCAACAACAAAACCAGCAAAACCAACAACAGCAACAAAAACAAAAAGCCCAGGAAATGGCTCGTAGGAGAGGGCAGTTATTCAAACAACAGGGACAGGAAATAAAACAGCAGTATGGAGAAGAAGAATTTAATCGCCATAAACAGGATATGCTCCAGTTTTTTAGAGAAAATCCTATATATCTAAATCCTAATATTATGCCAAATGGTTTTAAACTGGCTTTTGAAGAAGCTCGCAGGCGTAGAAATAATTACGCTAATCAACAAAATAATCAAATGCAACAGCAACAACAACAAAATTTAAGAAAACAGGCAGCAGCTATGCCGGGAAGCCAGGGTAATACATCTCAAAGAATAAATAATCAAAATCAAAACATGGCCCCTGCCGAAGCTCAAAAAGCTATGCTATTTCAAGAACCACAAAAGCAGGGACCATTGGGATAACTTGCCGCAGGAAATAAATTACTTATAAAACTAATCCCTGCGGTGAGTAAAAAAAATTAAACAGGAGTGAATAGAAAATGGTTGATACTATTGATTTTAATGGTCGCAATATATGGGGTCCTCGTTCTGGTTCTCCAATAGAGACTACCCATATAGATTATGACCGCAGGGACATTGATATATCCGACGAAATTGGATATTACTGGCCGGAAGAAAATCCGTTTATTGCTATCTTAATGCAGATAGCTAAAGAAACCACTGGTTCTACTGAATTTGTATGGTGGGATAAAGATCGGCCAGATTGGTGGACTAAACTTTCAGATTCTCATAATGATTCAGCGGATGAAATTGATGTTGATGACGCACATTTCCTCAATCCTAAAGATTTAATCAAAAATGTTGAAACCGGGGAAGTTATGTTCATTAAAGAAATTGATTATGAAGGCGGAACCGGGGATTCTGATAGACTGACTGTTGAAAGAGCAGTTTCAGAAGATACAAACGCTGATTGGGGAACAGAAGCACAATCTTCTGAAGATGATGATGATGAAATAATAAAACTTGGTAACGCAATGGAAGAAAACTCTCGTTCTCCCAAAACATGGGCTACTCAGCCGGTTAAACGGTGGAATTATGTTCAAACTTTCCGTACACCGTTTGATGGTTCTGCTGATGTTCAAGCAGAAGGAACAACTG